TAGTTGTTGACGACGGTCTGGCCCGCCGCCGCGCCACGGGTGGCGTTGACGGTGGCGTTCATGGGCGTGGAGGCCAGCGTGGCGTTGACGCCCGCTATCGCGCTGCGCACCTTTCCGTCGAAGCCTGTGCGGATGCCTTGGGCGAAGCCGTCCATGATGGCGTTGCCGTGGGGGATGAGCAGGCGGCGGTCGTAGCTGATGGGGCCCTTGTGCGAGCTGATCCAGTCGGCGATGCCTCCCACGAAGCCGGTCACGCCGTCCCATGCGCTTTTCAGGCCGTTGAGGAAGCCGTCGATGATGCTTTTTCCGGCGTTCACGAGCAGGCCGGACACGTTGCCGATGGCGGACAGGATGCGGCCGGGTAGACCGCTGAACCATGTCACCACGCCGTTGAACGCGTTGGTGGCTCCCTGCGCGGCGTTGCTGAAGAACGCGGCTATCCTGCCGGGGAGCTGCTGGAAGAAGGCGATGATGTTGTTGACGCACTGGCCCATGAACGCGGTGAACTGCGCCCATATCTGCCGGCCCATGTTGGTCTGGGTGAAGAACCACACCAACGCCGCCACAAGCGCGCCGATGGCGGTGACCAGTATCATCACGGGGTTGGCGTTCATGGCCGCGTTCAACGCCCATTGTCCGATTGACGCGGCGGTGGACGCCAGGCTGAAGCCCTGCAACGCGGATACCACGGCGCTGATGACGCTTGCCACCTTGAATGCTGCGAAACCTCCGCCGATGGCTATTAGCGCGCCGCTGATGGGTGCCGCGTTGGCGTTCACCCAATCGCCGAACTGGGTGAGCTTGTCCGCCAGCGCCTGGATGATGCCGGCCGCGCCGTTGAATGCATCACCCACCGTGGTGCCGATGCTGCCAGCGTCGGATAGGCCTTGCAAGCCGGGCGCTATCGTCGTGGCTATGCTGGCGAACGCTCCGCCCAACGCGGATAGCGCGTTGCCGATGCTTGACACCATGTTGGAGAGCGCTTGGAACGCTCCGGTGTTGCTTATGCCTTGGATGAACTGTTGCAAGCCGTTGGTGGCGGTCTGGCTGAACTGGCTTATCTGGTTTCCGGCTTCGGTCAACGCGCCCGTCACGGCCGGTTTGATGAGGTTGAACGCGTCCGTCAGCCCGCCGGTGATTGCGGCCTCCAAGTTGCCCAAAGCGCCTTCCATGGTCTTGGTGCTGCTTGCGGCTTCCTTGGCCACGTCGCTCATGCCCAATTGCATGATCGCCTGGTTGAACTCGTCGGCGCTGATCTCGCCTTTCTCCATCGCGTCCCTGAAATTACCCGTGTACGCGCCGTTGGCCTTCATGGCTTCCTGGAGCTTGCCGGACGCGCCCGGAATGGCGTCGGCGAGCTGATTCCAATTTTCGGTGGTCAATTTTCCCGCGCCGGCCGTCTGGGTGAGCACCATGGCCACCGATTTGAACGTGTCGGCGTTGCCGCCGGCCACGGCGTTGAGGTTGCCGGCCGCTTCGGTCAGACCGGTGTAGTCGCCTATGCCGTTGGCGGCCAGCTGGGCGGTGGTGTTCTGGATGGTGCCCAGATCGTACACGGTGCGGTCGGCGTAGTCGCGCGCCGCCTTGGATGCTTTTTCGACGTTGCTGGTGTCGATGCCGGCGAAGTTCATCGTCGAGACAAATTTGTCGGTGCTGTCGCTCATGTCCATCACGGCGCTGCCGAACGAACTCACCTTGTCCCAAAGGGCGGTAACGCCCTTGAGGGCCGCGCCGCCCATGAAGTTGCCGAAAGCGGACGCTTTGGCGGTGACTTTCTGGAACGCCTTCACGGCGTCGTCGCTGTTGCCCGTGATTCTCACGGACATTATCTCGCTATGTCCCATGCGTCGCCTCCTCTATCTTCTCGGCTTCGGTCTGGATGATTTCAATCGCTGTGGCCCAGTCCATGCCCGTGGCTTTCTCTCGCCACTCCCACGGCGTCCCGCCGAAATAGCGGGCCAGTAGACATGAGAGTCTGCCCATGGACTCTTCGGGCCACGGCGTCAGTCCGTAGGGTTTCCCGCGTCGGTCTCCGTGCCCTTGATCTCCACGCCGTCCACGTCCACGCCGTCGAGCCATGCGTCATAGTCGGCGGCGGTGAGCTTGGCGAACTTTTCGGCGAGGTAGGCCATGTAGTACGCCTGCCTGATGCGGCTTGCGTCGCCTGCGGCCCATTTCCGGGCCTGCGCGTGTTCCTCGGCCTCGCAGATGACGCGCGGCGTCAACGGTGCTTCGTTGATGTCACCGTTGGTGTGGGTGATTCTGATGGTCTTCATGATCTAAGCTCCTTTTACCTTGCTCATGGTTTTGTCGATGAACTGCTTGTAGACGCGCCGCCACGCGCCCTCGGTGCCGGCCACGCCCTGGTTGACGAACAGGCGGGGTTTGATGCCCCTTTTCGGCCACCCGTAGTTGATGACTCCCGCGTAGGGCACGGACTTGCGGCCGGCACGGATGACACCGGCCTTCTGTGTCGCGCCCACGCGAATGGATCCGGCGAGTTTGCCGGACTTGCCGCGCGGAGTGAGAGTGCGGACGGCCGGCAAGGCGATGTTCGCGGCCTGCCGGTTCACGTCCTTCAGCTCCTTCATGTCCGCGCCTGCTTTGCGCATGGTCTGAACGAAACGTTTTTGCCCCACCACGTATGCGGCTTTGGCTGCCATTTCAGACCTCGTCGGACGACGTGTAGGCGGAGTGCGCGAGTTCGGTCGCGGGGAAACTGAAGTCGTTGCTGTTCTTTGATTTCACGTCGCCGCCGATGCTCACGGGCGAGATGTTCACCTTACCGTTCCACTTGGTCGCCCCCTTGTTGTTCGGCACCCACTCGAACGGCAGCGTCTGGCCGGCATGGTCGAAGCACCAGTTGGCGAGGTTGTCCGTGTCGAAGTTGTCAACGATGGTTCCCTCAAGCGTCCAATCGGTGCTTGAGCTGGTGTCCTGCGAGCCGTCAAGGAAATTGATTGGGTCGTCGGTGTTGTTCGACGCCACCAACTGCACCTTGGTGACTTCGGCGCTGAAGTCGCGCCCGCTTTCGGTGTCGGTGATGGTGAGCTTGCCCGGTCCAAGGGTTCTTGTCGCCATGATTGTGTCCTTTCTATGAATCCAATGGATTGAGGGTTATGGTGTAGGCGGCCAGGCTGCCCACTCCGGTCAGGTTGAACGTGCTGGGTTTCGCGTCCCGCAAGTTCACTTGGCGGTCGTGCAAGCGTTGCACGCCGTCGGTCAACAGGTCCAAGGCGAGCGTCTGCGTGGCCATGGTGCCGGCGATGAGGTTCACCGTCCAAGTGATGGTCTGCATATGCCAGCCCTCGAAAGTGAGTTCCGGCGGGTCTATCAGCACCGCTATTCTGCCTGGCAACGGGCGGGCGTCCTGCGCGTCGATGGTGACGACGCAAGCGAGGTCGCCCATGGCGTCCGTCAGCATGTCCATAAGGGCTTCGCGCTCTCGTGTTACTTGGCTGCTCATGCGATCACCACGCTCCCGGTCAGGATGCCGGCCGCGTTGAGTTTCGGCCACACCGAGCGCAACGGGTCGCTGCTGACCCTGAACGGTTCCAGCGTGCCGTCGCCCACGCTCATGACGCCCAGTCTGGCGTCCCGGCTGTTGTAGAGGTCGGCGGCGCAAGAGGTAACGCAGTCCGCCATGACCTCCTGCTCCACGTTCCTCTCGCCGAGCGCGCCGCGAACATAGCCGATGGCCGCTTGGATGACGCGGCGCACACGGTCGTCGTCGCCGGTGGGAACGTTGATTTCGTCCCTCACTGCCGCCTCATAGTTCGTCCAGTCGTCGGCCATGTCACTCGCCAGACTTGGACGTTGCCGCGAACTTCACAGGGATAAGCCCGAGCGGCCTGGTCGCCGCCACGGCCATATAGCCGTAGACGCTGTAGTTCTCGGTGAGATTGGTCGGGTCGCCGTCGCTGAGCTGGGTGGGGCCGCCCGACTCCCAAACGGTCACGGCCTCGGGGTCGATGAAGCACGCGGTGCCGGCCGGGGCCTTGGGCAGCATCTGCACCGGGACTCGTAGGAACTTCCCCGCGATGCCGGTGAGGTCGAAGTCGCCCAACGTGTCGGAGCCGTCACCGCTCAAATCGAAGAAGCGGCTGCCGGTGTCCTTGAGCTTGATAAGCGCGGCCATGACGTCCTTGGAAACGCCCAGGCGGGTAAGGCTCACGTTGCGGTCGTCGGCCAGTTCCGCCGCGTCCATGATCAGCATGGCCCACTGGTCGATGGTCATTGCCGACAGTTGGGCCGGTGCATCGATCTTGTTCGCGTCCGTCTCGGCGTCGCGCTGAGCCGCGATGGTGTCATACAGGAACGTCCGCACCTTGTTTTCGGTGGCCTTGGCGTAGGCGTTGCGCAACGCCGCCAGCGCGGTGTTGAGCATGGGCGTGGTGCTGCGTTCGATGGTCTGGCGCGAAAGCGTGGTGTAGCCGCCGTAGGTTTCGATGTTTGCGCTCTTGGTGCCGAACGTGACCTTGCCGAACTGCAACGCGCCGCCCTCGTTCTCCTGCTTGTCCACCGTGGCGGTGTCGGACGCCACCACGTTGTATTCCATCGTCATGCCCTTGTCCGGCAGCGTGTCATGGGTGAGGATATTGGTCACCTTGCGGCGCTGCTCGATCAGTCGCAAATCATCCCTAATCCATGCCACCTTGTTGCCGGTGTCGCCGGTGGCGATGAGGTCGCGGCACTCGTGCATGAGCTGCACTGCCGCTTCGTCGCCACGGTAGAGCGCCTGAAGATAGTCGCCGGCCGTGCGATACTCAGCGCCCATGACCTTGGCCGGCTCACTGTCGGTGTTCCTGGCAATGGCGGCTTTCATGCTGCGCTGTTCGTCCATGATGCCGTTCAGCTTGTCGTTGATTTCGTTGAGGTCCATTTCGTTTCCTTTCTGGTTTCCGGTTTCCCTCATGCTTTCGTGGGTAGTTTCGCTGCTGCGCTGCGAAGTGATCTTCGCGGCCTCGTAGGCCGGCCACGACACCACCGAAACCTCCAACAATCGGACGCGCCTGCGGTGGGTAACGCCCTGCTTGTCCACCTCGTCGTCAATCGGCATGAATCCGACGCTGAGCGAGTCCAGCGCGCCGTCACGCAACAGGGCCACCACGTCCCGGCCGCGCTGCGTGTCGCTGATATGCGCCGTGATATGCAATCCGTCGTCGCGTGGCTCCGCGTCGAGGATACGGCCGATAAGCTCACCGTGCTGATAGCAGAGCTTCGCCGTGTCCGTGTCGTCGAAAACACAATCGGCGTCGAACGTCTCGGCACCGTCCCATGTGCTGATGACGCTGCCGTAGGGCACGGCCACACCCTCCAACGTGCGCCCGTCGCCCTCTTCGGCCGCGCGTAGGCACACGCCCTTAAACCCGATTTCATGCTTCATCCTGCGTCTCCTGTCCTTGTGGCTGCTCCTGTGGTTCCGGTTGCGGTGCCGCGATGAGAGGCGGCAACGCCTCCCTTGCGCGCACCTCGTTCACGTCCATCCACCCGGCCTCTATCGCCGTCTTGTAGGCGTTGAACCGGTCGGCCATGTCGGCGCGCCGGCTGCTGTCCCAGTCGAACGCGGCCGTGCGGCCCCTCGGCAACAAACGGTTGAAAAGCTCCTCTATCTCGCCCGCATAAGCCGCCAACGTGTAATCGGCGAACTCAATCCACGATTGCTCGATATTCGAGTAAGTAAGGTTGCTACCGTCAACGGCCGCCAACATGATGCTCGCCGGGATGCCTAGAAGCCGCGCGATCTGAGTGGTGTCGAACTTCTGCGTCTCCAAAAACTGCAAATCTGCCGGTTTCATATCCAAGGGAACGTATTTGAGTTTCGAGCCGAGCACCTTCACGTCGCCGGCCTCACCCGTGGCTTTCCACGCCTCCTTGGCGTCCTTGGCCACCTGCGGCGTCACCTTTTCCTCCGTCTGCAAATAGCCCTTGAGGTTGCTACCGTCGCTATAGAACTTGGCCTTGTAGGTGCGGGCCATCTGCGCGGCCTCCACCTCCTCACGCGCCGCCGAGATTGGCCCAAGCCCACGCAACCGGCCCGGCACGTTCAAAAACTTGCAATGAACGATCTGGTCGGCCGTGTAATCATGGCCCAGATAGCTATAGCGGAACTTGGGCGCGGCCGGGTCGTTGCCGTCGTCGCTCACGGTCACGAGGGATGGTGGAAGCACCTCGCAAGAGACCATTTCGCCATCGAACCGCACCAATCGCACGAAAGCGTTCCCGTCCAATACCATGCTTGCCACCATGTCCGCGAGGAAGTCGCGGCGGCTGCGGTTCACGTCCGGCTGAAGCACGATGGAGGAAACCGTGTCGAGCTTCACGCCTCCCCTGATTTCATGGATAGGCAAACCGGTGATGGCGGTTTGCAGCACCTGCACGCCACGGAACACGGTTGAGAGGCTCAACGGGTCGCAGCGCCCCAATCGTGCGGGCGGCTTGATGCCGTCCGGCATGTCCGCGTCGGCACCGCGCGTCAGCACGCGGCCCGCCATTCTCACACGCTCCCAAATGTTCATGCGGCCAAGTATCACCGCCAAGCGCCAAGCCCGCCACAAGCCCGCCGCCCAACGCCGCATAATGCCGCCACGCGACGCCGAACGCCACCGGCTAGTAGATTTGCAGCGGCCCCGTTTCCTCGGGCCTGTGGGCGGCTCCCCAAGCCGCCAACATGCAGCTTTCCAACGGTGACGTTAGGCCGGTGCTTCCTCGTCGGCTCACGCGCCATGCGTCGCCGGCCCATTTGCGCGCCGAATTTGCGGCGCTGGCGTCCAACTCGGGGTCTGCCGCGTGGGTTATCGCGTGGTTAGCCAAGCCGGCAACGAAACTCTGTCCGGTGGTCAGGTAGTCGCCCGCGTCCATGTCCACGAACCGCAACAGCGGGTCGCCCGCGTCGTCGGTCATGTGGCGCAACCGGTCGGACAAATCGGCGGCGGTGCCGCGCGCGTCGATCACCACCGGAGCGCCGTACTTCGAGCACAAGCGGGTGAGTTCGGTCGGCGCGTACCCGGTGCCGTCCAAGATTCTCAGCAATTGCACCGTTATGGTGCCGTCATTGTTGGCGATGCCAGCCGAAACGCTCGTGTGCGTCCCGTCCACGTCCACCGCGACGCCGAACACCACCGGCCGGCCGTCCAAGTCGCCGGGCGTCACCGGTGCCGTTACCGTAGCCGCCCACAACGCCTCGTCTATCGCCCTGTCGGTTATACCCTCGTCCCGACGGTTGCCGAACGCGCGCGCCCAACCTGCCGGGTTGCCCTGGAACTGTTCGCGGAAGTCGGCCAACTGCGCCTTGTCCCACAAGAGTCCGGCGGCTGGATGATAGCGCATGATGCTGTCCAGATTCTCCGGATCTTCGTCGGCTGGCAACCCGAAGTCGAACCAACACGTGCGGCGCGACTGTTCGCCAGCCCTGCAAGCGTCAAGTCTACGGTTGAAGAACGTCGATTCTGCCGTTCCCTCGGTGCTGGTTATCCATAGTTGCGGCTGCACGCCGGTGGCCTTAAGCCTTGTCGCCATGGTCGGCATGAAGCCATCCAAAATGGTGTTTCCGGTTTCCTCGGACAACGAAAACGCCTCGTCCAACGTGATTTTGTCGCCTTGGACGCCGTGCCCCGCAACCTTGGTAACGCTCTTTGGCATTATCACGCTGCCATTGGCGAACGGCTGGCGCAAGTCGCCCGCGCCGAGATACGGCCGTGTGGTTATTGCGGCAAGCGGCGAGCTGCCGAGCGTTTTCAGATATTTCTTGAAGTGGTCGCCCGCGTCCTTGCCCGTCTGCGCCAAATAATAGATGAAACGATCTGGTCCCCACTGCGAGTTGCGCGTGTCCACCGCGTCCACAAGCGTGCTTTTTCCGCACTGTCGCGGTGTGCTCAATATCACCGTGTCATAGAAGTAAGTGCCTGTGTCCGGGTCGATTTCACCAGCCACGTCGGCCACCAGCCGTTGCCATGGCAGCAGAGGCGTGCCAAGCAACCGGGCGAACTTGGCGACTATAGGCCCGTCGGTGCGGCGGTCCGGGTTTCGCTGGGTGCCGCCGCGCAATGGCGTCATGCCTGTGCCTCTTCCAGAAGACCGGCAAGAGCGGGGTCGATTTCCTGCCTTGACTGAAACTCGGTTTTCAATTCCTGGTACCACGCCAAGAGCTGGGCCATGACACGGCTCGTGTCGCGTCCTTTGACGTTCAGCGCGTCGAAATTGCGGGCAATGTTGATCATGGTCTTGCACACGTACTTGGCGTTAGGGTCAAGCTGCCTATCGCCCACGAAACTCTCGATAAGCTCCTTGGTGGCGCGTTCCTGCAAGCCCTCGTTGGGACCATAATAATCATTGAAACCGTCCAAGGTCATTTGCATTTTTCCAACCTCCTTAATAGCTGGTTTTCGTTGGTATTCCGCTGGTTTCCAGAATTTTTTTATCCGGTTCGAGAGAGTGAAAAAGTGGGCGCGGGGTCTTTTGGCCGGCCGTTCGCTTAAAAAACAGGTTCACCATTCCGGCCTTGAAGCCACAGTGACGCGATCGCTGCGAAGCCCAAGGCGTGCGAGCGTGGCCCGGCGTTCACGTTGCCTTGCATCCACCAAAGCCTGTGAGATGTGCAAGCCGTACCATTGGCGCACCAACCGCTTGGTCTGCTCGGTCTCGGCCCGCTCCCACTCCACCTCGAAGCCGGGATCTATCACCCGCACGTCGTAGTCAAGGCTTATCCACTCGTCAAGCATCCTAGGGTGGCGCTTGCTGCTTGGCGTGGTGCGGGTCAGCCACACGTCAATAGGCTCCTGCGTTATGGCGAACTGGCGATAGGCTGCGGACCACGCCATGGCAACCGCCCGCCGCTGCGCCATGCTGGGCGACTCCGGTAGGCGCATGGCCCGGGCCAACGCCGGCCACGACACAACCGGGTCGCCTTGCTGCCTGTGAGCCTCCACCCATTCCACGGCCTCACGGTCGCAGGAACCGGGCGGCGTGACCACGATATGCAAGCGCGCCCCATAACCGTAAAGCACGCGGTCCTGGCGGCTGGCGTTGCAATGCTTGCACGCGCGGCGGATGTTCGCCACGGTGTCCATGCCGCCATGCGCGTAAGGCACTATGTGGTCGTCTTCCTCGCCCACACCGGTGCAGCCCGGCAGCCTGAGCCAACAGGTGTTGCCCCACGTCTCGATCACCTTGGCCCGCACAAGCGGGTCGATGGTCTGCCTGCGCGCCATCACCTGCCACGCTTCCTAGCCCGCACCCACATGTCGAGATCGGCCAGCTCATACAAGCACGGGGAGTTGATGGCGTCGCCCGCCTTAAACCATTCCGGCCCGCGATTATCGGCCCTCATACGCTCCATCGTCCTGGGGGAGACGCCAAGATAGATAGCAGCCTGTTCAGTGGTCAGTTTCGCGCGCGGGTTCATCGGCACCACGCCTCCAGCGACTTGATCAGGTCGTCGCGGTCGAACACGTAGTTACCGGCGATGCGAAAAGGCTTGAGCACAATGCCCTCGCTGACCAGCTGCTGCATCGCATGGTCCCCGGTAGGGTCGGCGGTCGGGCTGATACGGTCCAAACGAAGCAGATTGATGACGATGGAACGATCGACAGTAGCGGTACCGGTCGTATCATGTTCTAGCGTCGGCAGATTCCACCGAACCGCGTTCCTCATATCCCGAGCCCTGACCGCCTTGCTGGTCACATGCTTACGGCGGTACTTCTTCTTAATCTTCCTTCGTTCCCTTGTCGGCACGTAATCAACTGCATAACCCATGATGTTCTCCAATCAGCTCGTAGGCGGTTAAGTGGGTAAGTCCTGTAATCGATGGAATCAATGAATTTCGGATGGTGGAAGGTTAGAGCTGGGAACCCTAAGGCGGGAGAACAAGAATCAAGAAGGTTCCTGATTCCCGTTCTTCCCGAAGGGTTCCCACATGTGAAGCATTTCGGCATGGAGCCAAGGCCGTCGCATATGGTCAGCGGCGCAAGGCCGCGACGAAGGTCAACGCACGTGCCACCCCACGCATGGGGCGATGGTGCCGCTTTCGTCCCTGGGAACACGACACGTGCGTTTAGCTGCAACCCGCACGCCTCCCCGCTAGGGACGCTTCAACCACCACGCCACACGTGGTGTGTTTGTAACGCGCTGGGCAAGGCGCGGCCGGGTGCTTTATCGCGCCTCCCCAGCAACCGACCTTCGGCTGGGTCAAGGGCATCTTCAGTTATCGGCAGTCGTCAGTCGTCGTCGGTGAAGAAATCACCAAGCCGGACGAGGGCGAGGACAATCCCGAGCATGAGGACCACGAACGGGCTTGCCAGCAGCAGCAGGACGGTCTTGATGAAACGTTTCACGGTCAATCCTCGTTGAAGCATCGGTCGATCTGTTTCTCAAGATCGTCAAGCTCGTAGCCGTTGAACGGGACGCGCACGGTGATGCCTTCTTCCGTCTCAACGATCAGCTCGAAGAAGCAATGCTGCTTGCCATCCACTCGCTTGACTGTGACGCTCATTCCTGGGCTCCTTCCCATTCACGGCGAGCTCGACGCGCGTGCGTCATCGCCTTGTTGATCGCGCCCTTCATCGTCTGAAGGTCGCCCATGTCCAAGCCATCGAACCCGAACGTGCTTCCGGCCACCTTGATGCGGCACTTGAAGGCGTAGGGATTGCCGCCGGTGCATTCCGACGGGTCGATGTCCAGCACCTGGAAGTAATTGCTGGTGCATTCCGGATTGAAAACGCTCATTTCACTGCTCCTTGATTCATGGATGGACGTTAGGCTCCTTCCTCCGCAGCGATAGGCTTGTAATCGCACAAACCAAACCTTTCAAACAACGAAGGAAGGAAGAATAAATGGACGCGGACCTGACACGGTTCGAGCTACTGAGGAACGTCATCGACGCGCTGAAAGCCAACGCACCAGTGGCGAGCGTGGTTATCGCCGTGCTGGCGTTCCTTGTATCGTTGGCCACATACCGTCGCGCATGGCGGTGGCGTTCCGAGGCCGAACCCGCCTTCGTGCAGGTGCAAGGCGACATGTTCCTGTTTCCCGAGTTCAAACGCGCCGGCGTTGACCCGGTTTTCATCGGATGGCTGGCCAACTGCGGGGATGGACGGGCATTCAACGTCAAAGCCATTGGCATAAACTGCGATGCCGAGGTGTGGGACTGCCGGCAGATAGGCGAAACGGTGCTGGGCGAACAAACCAAATGGATCATGAACAACACCGGTCGAATAGTCGAGTTGACCAACGAAACAATGCGATTCTGGGTCACCATCACACCGCCCCGCGATTCGAGTCGCGACATTGAACCCGATCTGACGAAACTAGAGCTTGGAGTGCATTGGGTATCATCTCCAACTCGTCTGCGCCGGTGTCGATATAGACAGTTCCCGTTGCTGGGCATAGAACCATGGAGGTGCGGACCCTTGGAACGACTGCGGAGATGGCATAGGGACAGGAAGGGTCATCGCAGGTTCCATGAACTCGACAGAAAACGGGCTTTAGGACAGAGAAAACTTCTTTCCTAGGAACAATCCGATACGTGCCGTCCGAGAACACCTGTACAGCGTCGTCGGACTGCACGATACCGTCCGAATCCTTGCATCGCCTGCCTTTATAGGAACCGACACCCATGCTGGCAAAAATGCCCTCATTGGCCTCGTACTGTTCAACCACATCATGGTCATAGGGAATACCAAGCCGCTTGCGGTTAACCTCGACCGAATAGACGGACACTCTCAACGAGTGACGGGCCTTGCCCTTCGCTTCCTCTGCGATCGTCCAAGCGTGCCGCGACACCAAGAGCGAAGCAACAGAAATGGCAAATGCCGACGACGACAAAACAAGGTGCCAATCCATTACTTCACCTCCAACGGAGCTCGGCCAAGCACGAAATCGGTGGAAACGTCGAAGAAGTCGGCTATACGCGACACATCACGCAGTGTGAAGTTCTTCAGGCCGCGAAGCTTGTTCGACAACGCTTGTTCGCTCATTCCCACAGAGTCCGCTAGCTCTCGTTGCGTGACGTGATTTGCACGCAACTTGCCGCGAACCTGCTTGGCGATCGTACGCTGTTCTTGAATTACTAAACTCACAGTGAATTATTTAAGCACACAGGAACCGAGGATAGATAATTTAGGCGTGTCGCACAAACTAAACTAATGGTTTATAATTGCGGTATGTCAACAACTATGATGCCGAAACCGCGACTGGATAAGCAGCAGATTGCGGTGGCAAATATCAAACTGCTGCTGGACGCTTCGCATAGCAAGAAGAAGGATCTGGCCGAATATTTGGGCAAAGTCCCTCAGTCGCTGTCGAAGATGCTTCAGAATAAGCAAACGTGGTTTTTTGAGGATATGTGCCACGCCGCCGATTTCTTCGGGGTCGGCCTTGAGACGTTGGTGAGAACCGATTTAACACCGATGAAGGCCGAGCAGATATTAAAAAACCGTCGTTCCGATGATGGGAACGACGGTCAATTGGTAGCGGGGCATGGATTTGAACCATGGACCTCTGGGTTATGAGCCCAGCGAGCTACCGAGCTGCTCCACCCCGCGTCGGCTTGTCTTTAAGACAGCTCTATTAACTTTACGATTACTTCCAAATATGTCAAATCGGCGTGTCGCATCAGTCCGGCCATGCAAAACCGCGTTGCAAATAGCGCGTTATTCATTTTTCCTATAACGGTTTCGGCTGATCGTGGGGGCAGGGAAGTGCGCCATATCCGAGCCCGCACCATAATAGAAGCATGCCTATCAAGATCCCCAGCGGCCTTCCGGCCAGAGACATTCTCGACTCCGAGCGTATTTTCGCGCTTGAAAAGCCTGAAGCGGAGCGCCAGCGCGTGCGTCCGCTCAAGCTGGTGATCTTAAATCTCATGCCGAAGAAAATCGAGACGGAAACGCAGCTGCTGCGTTTGATCTCGAAAAGTCCGCTGCAGGTGGAGATCGATTTCATGAAGACCTCCACGCACGAGGGTACGCATGTGAGCGCCGACCATCTGGTGAAGTTCTATGAGACCATTGAGGCGTTCCAAGACAACTATTACGACGGCTTCGTGGTGACGGGTGCCCCTGTTGAGCATCTTGATTTCGAACAGGTCGATTATTGGGATGAGTTCAAGCAGATTCTTGACTGGGCTTCCGCGCATGTGTTCTCCACTATGTATTTGTGCTGGGGCGCGATGGGTGCGCTCAATTATCGCTATAACGTGCGTAAAGAGAATTTGCCAGAGAAGATTTTTGGCGTGTTTCCGCAGTATTTGCAGGATGAATACTGCTTTTTGACGAACGGCTTCGATGAGATTTGCCTGCAGCCGCATTCTCGCCTTGCGGGGGTGGACGAGGGTGATATCGCGCGCAATCCGGAGTTGCAGGTGCTCACGTGGGGTCCGAAGTCCGGTCCTGGGCTGATCGCCACCCGTGATTTTTCGGAAGTGTTCGCGCTTGGCCATTGGGAGTACGGCAAGTACACCTTGGCCGAGGAGTATGAGCGTGATATGAAGAAGGGCATGACGAATGTGCCGTTCCCCGAAAACTATTTCCCGCATGATGATCCGCAGTTGGAGCCGGTGTTCGCGTGGCGCGCCCATGCCAATCTCCTGTGGCGCAATTGGCTGAATTGGGTGTATCAGACCACGCCATACGATTTGAGCGAGGTTCCGCAGCTTCGTGCGCAGAAGCGTCTTGGCACGGATCGTTCGATTCGTCATCAGCCGGGTTCGCCGCGTGTCGACGCGTTTGCGCCGTTCGTGCGTGACGGTTATGGCGTGATTCACGATTGA